CCAAATGACTTCGTAAGCGCGGAAGACATTTTGACGGTCATTGAGATTTTGGAAAGGCGGGCAAATGGCAACTGACGCGATCAGTTACGACAAAGCGGAATTGCGCGCCATTGTCCGATCATTCAAAGCAATGGACGAAGAAGCAACCGATCAAGCCAAAGAAGCAACCAGCGCGCTTGCAACATGGGTGCGTGGCAAAATAGTTGACGCCGCGGGTCGTACAAACAACCGTTTGGATAACCGTGTTGCTGAAGGTTCGAAGGTTTCAAAGTCTTCAAAAATTGGTGAAATCAGTTTTGGTTTTGCTGGTCAAAAACTAAGCGGCGGCGGTACAACCCAACAATTGTGGGGCGGTGCTGAATTTGGTTCAAACCGTTTGAAGCAATTCCCAGTGTGGTCAGGTCGTGAGGGACGCGGTTCACGCGGCTGGTTTATTTACCCAACACTTCGAAGCGTTCAGCCTGAAATCGTACGCCGTTGGGAAGAATCTTTTTCAAAGATAGTTAGGAAGTATGACTAATGGCTGGCAGTCGCACCCTTAAACTTTCGATACTTGGTGACGTTGACAATCTCAACAAATCGCTGAAAACGGCAACCGCTGACGTTGAAACTTTCGGCGACAAAATGGGCAAGGTCGGCAAAATGGTTGGCGCGGCATTTGCCGCCGCTGCGGTCGCCGCTGGTGCTTACGCCGTAAAAATTGGCGTTGACGGCGTCAAGGCTGCATTGGAAGACGAAAAAGCCCAGCGCATTCTCGCCCTAACTTTAGAAAACACAACAAAGGCAACAACTGCACAAATTGCAGCCGTTGAAGATTACATAACCGAAGTTGCCCTTGCCACGGGTGTGACGGACGATCAACTGCGACCAGCGTTGTCACGTTTGGTTCGATCAACAAAAGACACCGAAGAAGCACAAAAATTACTTAGTTTGGCGTTGGACATTAGTTCGGCCACGGGCAAGCCGCTGGAAGCAATCGCCAATTCGTTAGGCAAGGCATACGACGGGAACACAAACGCCCTGGGCAAATTAGGTTTGGGCATTGATCAATCCATTTTGAAAACAAAAGATTTCAACAAAGTTTATGAATCACTTCGAACATCATTTGCAGGATTTTCAGCGCAAGAAGCAAACACGTTTCAAGGTCGATTAGATCGTTTGAATGTTGCGTTTGACGAAGCAAAAGAAACAGTCGGTTTTGCATTGTTGCCAATCCTTGAAAAACTAATCACATTTATCAACGACAATGCACTACCGGTGATCAAAGCATTGTCCGACGGTTTTAGTCTTACGAGCAGTGACGGTTTTGGAAAAGTTGTCAAAGACGTTGCGTCAACAGTAACCGCAACCGTTGAACCAATTTTCAATGCGCTAGTTGGTGTATTTGGAAAACTTAAAAAAATTATTGAAGACAACAAAGAAAGTTTTGAAGCATTTTGGGACGTTATCAAATACGTTGCACCGCTAATCGGTAAGGCAATCGGCGCAGCAGTTTCAGTTGTTGGCGACATTGCTGAAGTTGTTTTGACGGTTATTTCAAAAGTATTGGGCGCAATCAAACCATTGCTTAACACTGCCATTGACGGAATCAATGCAGTAATCAAGGGTTACAACGCGGTTCAGTGGGGTAAGGACGTTCCGTACATTCCGAAAATCGGCAGCGGTTCAGGTTCGACCGCCACGGGCGCATTGGGCAATTTCAGCATGTCAACAGGTTCAACAATGACAACCAGCGGTGGAATCACTGCGGGCACGGGTGGCACTGGAACAAGCGGTGTGACGGGCGGCGGCAGCACTGGTTTGACGACTGGTGGCAGCGGCGGTTCAACGGGTGGGGTTGCGACGGTTGCCAAAAAGGCGGCTGAAGCAATCACCAACATTGCGGGCGCATTTGACAACTTCACCAGTGGTACGACAACCCTTGCAGGTATTGAAGCGGCTTCAAACAAAGCGTTTGCGTTTGGCACTTCAGGCGTCAACACAAACACCCTGGCAGGAATCCTTGCGGCTTCAGCACAACCAAACATCAACATTACGGTCAACGGTGCAATGGATAAAGAAGGCACTGCACGCACAATCGTTGACACGTTGAACAATTCCTACTATCGCGGCACAGGTGGCGCAACTAACCTGCAAATCGCATGACACAGTGGTCACCCGTTTGGAAGGTAACAATCGACGGGACTGAATACACTTCAGCCGTTTTGGCAAACCTGACCATTCGCAGTGGCCGAACAAACATTTACGAACAAGCGCAAGCGGGTTACACAAACATTCAATTGATCGACGTCAACCAAACTGCAATCCCAGTCAACGTCAATTCAACAATTTCAATACAGGTCAAAAATACTTCGAATACTTTTATCCCAATTTTTGGCGGAAATGTCGTGGACATTGGTTTGGAAGTTCGCGACGTGGGTTCGACCATGTTCACACAGACTTATTCGATCACGGCATTGGGCGCATTGGCGCGCTTGCCAAAAGCATTGACCCAGGGCGTTTTGTCAAAGGATTTTGACGGCAATCAAATCGAAACAATTCTTAGTCAGGTTTTGTTTGGTTCATGGGCTGAAGTGGCGGGTTCGCTGACGTGGGCAGGTTACAACCCAGCAACGACATGGGCAAACGCCGAAAACAATGGTTTGGGTGAAATCGACACCCCTGGAAATTATGAGTTAGCAGCGCGGTCAAGCGCGACAACCGACGTTTATTCGTTGGTTTCGGCATTAGCGACTTCAGGGCTGGGATACATTTACGAAGACGCAAACGGTGCAATTGGTTATGCTGATTCAACGCACCGAACGACTTACTTATCAACAAACGGTTATGTCGATCTTGACGCCAATCAAGCGCGGGCGGCTGGACTTCGAATTGAAACTCGTGCAGGCGACGTTCGAAATTACTTAACCATAAAATACGACGCAACCAGTTCAAGCGAAAAAACAGCATTTGACGACACTTCAATTGGTCAATACGGCACACTTGCCCAAATCATCACAACAACGCTTCACAACGCCGCTGACGCGGAAAGTCAGGCTCAATTCTATTTGTCGCTTCGCAAGCAACCGCAACCAATCTTTAGCGAAATTACGTTTGATCTAACTAACCCTGAATTGGACAATAGTGACCGCGACAACCTTATTGGCATTTTTATGGGTGAAGCAATTTCGTTGCAAAATCTGCCGTTAAACATGAATTCGGGCACATTCCAGGGTTTTGTCGAAGGCTGGTCATTCCAGGCGGCTTACAATCGTTTGACCGTTACATTATTGTTGTCGCCGTTGGCTTACTCATTGCAGGCAATGCAATGGAACGACGTACCGATTACTGAAACATGGTCAAGCGTGTCGCCGACACTTGACTGGGAAAATGCAACAATTGTTGCCTGATAAGGAGAAAACATGACAAACCCAACTAGCAATTTCGGGTGGCAAATGCCCACTTCGACGGACTTAGTCACAGACCTGCCCGCCGATTTTGAAGTTTTTGGACAAGCCGTTGATACTTCATTGGCTGATCTCAAAGGCGGTACCACAGGTCAAATTCTTTCAAAAGCAACAAACGCCGACATGGATTTCACTTGGATAACAAACGACGTTGGCGACATTACCGCCGTGACTGCTGGCACAGGTATTTCGGGCGGTGGTAGTTCGGGTGCAGTTACAATCACGAATTCAATGGCAACTGAAATTGCGGCTAAAGGCGATTTAATTGTTGGCACAGGTTCACAAACTTTTGACAATTTGACTGCGGGCGCAAACGGAACGGTTTTGACGGCTGATTCATCAACGGCAACTGGTTTGAAATGGGCTGCTGCTGCCAGTGGTACAACTTTTAGTGGTGCTTCACTAACCGACGCGTCTGCCATTTCAATACCTACATCAACATTTACACGACTTACTTATACCACAGAACAATACGATACAGATTCTTACCATAGCAATTCTACAAACACATCAAGAATTACTATTCCGTCTGGTAAAACTGGTTATTATCAAGTCAATGCTCAAGTAGTCTATAATGCCAGTTCTGGCGGTGGTATGCGTGGGTTATACATTTATCTAAATGGTAGCAGCACTTTTGGAAGTCCAGACATTAGTGCTCCAAGTGGACAATACCCAGGTGTTGCATTGACGTGGAACGCTTATTTAACTGCAGGAGATTATGTTGAACTTTATGCCTACCAAACTAGCGGTGGCAATTTAAATTGTTTTGTAGACGCAACTCAGGCACGTTTTCAAATCAACTATTTAGGGGCATAAAAATGGCACTTTTTGACGATTTAATTGCAGCAATTCCAGAATTGACAAAAGAAGATTTTGGCTTACGCGGTACAATTATTTTACAAGATGATTCAGACGGGCAAGGCGCATACATTGCCAAATGGGAACACACATTAAGTTTGCCTAAAGGTTTCAAGGTTGGCAAATGACATACCCGCAAGGCACAAATGCACGGTTGATCGAAGTCGCAATCGCTGAAGTCGGCACAATTGAAGAAGGCGATAACCTGACAAAGTACGGCAAATTTACAAAGGCAGACGGTTTGCCGTGGTGCGGAAGTTTCGTCAATTGGGTTTGCCACACTGCTGGCGTAAAAATCCATTCAGTTGTTTCAACCGCAATAGGCGCGCACAAATTCAAAGAGATTCAACGCTGGTCAGGCATGCCGCAGTTGGGATACTTGGCATTCATGGACTTTCCACATGACGGCGTTGACCGCATTTCACACATTGGAATTGTTGTCGGACTTATTGATTCAAAAACTTGCTTGACGATCGAAGGAAACACCAGCGGGACAGGCGACCAGCGCAACGGCGGCATGGTAATGGTCAAAGTTCGGTCATACGGTGAAGGAAAGGAAATTGTCGGTTTCGGCATTCCAAAGTTCGTACCGTATAAGGGAGAATTTCCAATCGTTGAAATGCCAAAGTCGGCAGCAAAACCAACAAAGGAGAAAAAATGGAACAAGCCAAAGCCCTAGCCGCGTCGTGGGCGCGTTCATTTATGGCGGCAGCACTTGCCCTATACATGGCGGGCGTGACTGACCCTAAGACGCTTGCAATGGGTGGAATCGCAGCGGTTGCACCAGTTGTTTTGCGCTGGTTAAATCCAAACGACAAAGCCTTCGGTTCTACGGGGAAGTGAACCGACGATTCGCGGCGGCAGGGTTGGTTTGGGCACTTGCACTAATCCTGACCGCTTGCGGGTATCAAGGTTGGACACGTTATGAATGTCAAGAATTCGACAACTGGGCAAAACAAGAATGCCAAAAACCGCAATGCGTCCCCACTGGAACATGCACTGACGACATACTTGGCATTGAATCAAGCCAAACCCGCACGCCGTAAAACACCCGAAGAAGTTCACGCTCAACTCATTTTGATTATTGGTACAACCTTAGCAATGGTCTTTTTGGTTGTGACCGTTGGCATTACTTATGCGTTGATTTTTGTGACACAACCAATCAGTGCGCAAGCACCAAACGACGCGGCATTTATCGACTTATTGAAAACATTGGCGATTTTCCTAACTGGTTCACTGGGCGGGGTACTTGCTGGCAATGGTCTGAAATCAAAGCCAAAGTCCGGGGACACGCCGACAAACACGCAAGGTTCTTGACCGCGGGTCGATCATGCGTCACCCTGATCACAGGTGGTAGTCGTTATCGCCTAGAATCGGGAGAATTCAAAATGGTAGTTGATCTATTAGACCCACAGACATTGCAGCGTTTGGTGTTGCTGGTCATTCTTATGGTGATTTCCGCAGCCGCAGGTTACGCAAAAGGGTTCAAAGAAGGTAAGCGCGAAGGCATGGCACGCCGTAAAGCAATGGTTCGTCACATGGCAAATAGGGCGGTGAAGTAATGGGATTCCTGGACAATTACGAAGCAAGCCGCGAAAGACTTGAACGCTGGTTGGCAACATACAAAAATGGACGAATTGAAACGCGCATTGTTGAATTTAGTGCTGAAAAAGGTTATGTCCTAGTGGAAGCAAAAGCGTTTCGAAATCAAGAAGACACACAGCCAGCGGGCATTGATTATGCGTACGGTTACCAGGGCGCGTATCAACCAAACATGAAGCGTTGGTTTGTCGAAGATACAGTGACCAGCGCAATTATGCGCGTGCAGCAATTGGTCATGGGCGGCGCGGAACGAAGCACCAAAGAAATCATGGCGCAGGTCGAAACAACACCCGCAAAAATTGCCAACACTGACACAACGTACGATTATTGGACAACCAAACATGGCGACGTGCCTAGTTACAAAACCGCAGGGGAAGCCGAACAATCGGGAATTCCGTCATTCGGTTCAAGCATGGACGAAATCGCAAAACAATTGGGCGGTCAGTTAGTCGAAGAAGCACCAAAATGCGTACACGGTCACCGTATTTGGGCAACAGGTAAGAAGAAAAACGGTGAAGACTGGGGCGCATACCGCTGCACCGAAAAGAATCGCAATGAGCAGTGCCAGCCAATTTGGTACGTTTTCGGGTCAAACGGTAAGTGGCGCGCACAATGACAAAACAACGCCTTATTCAAATCATTGTGTGCATAGAAATTGTGCTTGTTGTGGCAATGTTGTGGGTGACTTTCAAATGAGTGAATACATTGAATTGATCAATCCGAAAACCCGCATTTGCAAATTGCTCAAAAACGGTGAAGTTGTCGCAGAATACAAAATGGAACAGTGCGACAAATGTTCAATGCTTGCCAAAGCCGACGAATTTGGCTATCAGCGCGGTCAAGCGGGCGAAAAACTATTGTGGTTTTGTGGTGGTTGTCGGTGAAAATGACACTTACCAGGCATGAAGAATTTACATGCCACGAAGCCGCGTTGGCATTAGCCAAAGAAAACAAAGACTATTGGGAATGGAAGGAAGGCAGTTACACGCCTGAAAAATCATTTCACGATCAAATAGCGCAAGACGCTCATTCAATCGGCAGCGAATGGGTTGTTGCCAAATACCTGGGTTACGAATTCAACCCATTTGAACAAAAGGGTAAAGTCAAAGCCGACGTGGGCAGCCACTTCGAAGTTCGTTGGACTAAGTACGTTGCAGGGCAGTTGATTATCCATGAGTATGACCGCCCAAACGACGTGGCAATCCTGGTGACGGGCGAATCACCACATTTCTTCATTGCAGGGTGGATTCCCATTGTCATGGCGCAAAAACCACGGTATCGACACAGTAAGCAACCTAATTGGTGGGTCACACAAATAAACCTTCAGCCGATCGAAAAC